CGTCCATCGCCTCCCGAAGGAGGTCCGCGAAGGTCGCGCCGCCGACCATGACGTTCTGTTGTTGGAGTTGGATCAATGGCTTGTCAGGAACAAGTCCGCCGATGGTGTCCAGGCGCCGGAGGATGTCAAGGACTATCCCGGTCGCCCTTGCCGCTTGGGTATCATCGGGGCCGGTGGCTTGACTCCACCATCGGAGAAGTAGTCGTTCATATCGTGACTTCTGAAGGGTATATTCTTGCTCGACCGCCTCGGTGTCACCCTTCCGAATCTCCGCCAATCGACGCTTGACATCGTTGTTTATCTGGGTTTTAGATACGCCGAGCTGGTCGGCGATGGCTTGCTCGGACGCCCCGGCTTGCTTCAATTGCAAGACCTGAGAGCGTCTTAATTCGGCGCCTATCTTTGTTCCGTTTTGTAAAGCCATGACTTATCCAGTGACCAACTTCGGCGCCGGGATAATCAATGGGACCGCCTTTCGCCAGTTAATCTTGTGATGAAGCCGCTTATTGAAGCGTCCCATGAGCCCGATTGTTGTGCAAGACGGGGCCGCCATGACCGTATAAAACGATTTTACATAGGTTCCAGAGTCCAGATATAGCTCGGTCATCCCGCCGGGATTCGTTTGGGTCTGAAGTTGCTCAAGTTGTACATGCAGAGTAGTAAAGAATAAATCCCCGGTGCGGCCAAGGGAGACATAAGTATTGACATCGTCATTAATCCGCCCTCGAAACAAGAACGGCTTTTGCGTATCACAAACGAAGCTATTCATCGCCTTCCGCCGGAATCGCCGTCTGGACTCCTCGCCTCCTATATGGTCGCCGCCCTGAGATAGTGCAACTGTTTTGATTGGCGTGGTCTCAACGAGTTTGACCAACGCACTAAAGACCGCATCAAGGTTCTTGGTTTTCCAGGCGTGGTATTCTTCAGCTATTGAAGAACTCAGTCGGTGGCCTTTCCCCATTCTGTGGTATTTCCAATGGGTATAGTCATCGTCAAGTTGGATAAAGTACCGATACCCCATCCGCTTTGCCAAGTCCCAGCAAGCGTTCCGCGCCCAGAGGGCAGACCGCCGGTCGGAGAAGTTGTCGAACTGGTCGGTATAGCGTCCGACCTCATCCTTGGAGAATGCCAGGACATCGTTACCATAGATTCGCTTGTACTCCTCGCCGTCCTCATCCTCATCATCGATCACGATAAAGACCTTCCCGGTATAACCGTGAGTTCGTAGCGACCGGTATGTAATTACTTTATCCGGTCGGCCATGGGTCAGGATGAACGCACAAAAGTCCTCACGCATACGGATAATCCTCGGCAAATGCCGCGTCAATGTCCTCTTTGAGCCGGACAAACCCATTCTCAATGGCCTGGTTATAATCGACGATCACCAGGGCCGACCGCTCCATCAATGCCTGGATGTCCGGGGAGGAATAAGCGTAATAATTGGCAATGCGTTGAAAGTTAAACGCAACATGCCGCTCGGCAGCATCCAAAAGAAAGTTTTCAATATCTGCGGGCAATTCCGCTTGTCTTATCTGACCGATTAGCTCATCGGCGGTACTTCGGTCAATCAACTCATCAATGGCCGGTTGCGGTCCGGTAGGATAATAGATTGGGATATCAACGGTCTGCGTATAGGCATTTTCCGGGATCGGCTCGGTCAGGTCCGGCATCGGGAACCGTTCCCCGTTAGCGACGGCTTCCAGCATGTCGTTAACCGCTTTGTCGGCGAACTGAGTGTCGCGAAGTAGGTGGAGGAGTTGGTCCTGGTCGGCGTGGGCCATCATCACCAGCGGGTCGTGGGTCAGGAGTATCTTGTCCGCTTCTTCCTCGGTCACGTCAACGATGAGGACCGGGACAGGTTGGTCACCCATGACCTCTTGCCGGAGGTGGCCGTCTATCAGTTCTAATCCATCGGGCGTTTCCCTGGCTATGACCGCGTCCGCGAAGCCGATGTCCTCCAACACTCCGCGAAGGGCGGCTTGCTGGGCCGGTGGATGTCTACGCCAGTTCTTAGGGTTTGCCCGGAGTTCGGAAGCGGGGACGCGACGCAATTCTTTAACGCGGTCTTGCATGGGTGGATTCTACCATATAGCATATAATATTCGCTTGGAAATACTGCCAACGGTATCAGATTTAATCCTCCCGCAATCTCTCCGCCCGGATCTGCCGCGACCGAGAGAATTCGTCCTGCATCAAAGGCGCATTGTCGAACTGTCTTTCCTCACCGCATCGAAGACAAGTGCCATCACTCCAGCGTTGACCCGCCGGCGCTATCCGCCAATGGTGGGCGCATCTTTTATCGGTCATCTGAGAAACAACGCCAGACTCGCCGGGACTATCCCGTTGCCCAGGCACTTGAGCCGGTTGACCCTGTCCTTGATGCCGGTCGCTACCCTCGGTAATCCCCGCTCCTCTTGCCACCATGTCCCGTCCCGTTGGGCCTGGAACCACTCGTCGTAGTCCTCTTGAGACAGCGGCTCCAGTGATGTCCAGCCTATGGGCAAACCCATGAGCCAGGATACCCAATCGGGCGAGAGGGAGCCGCCGCTCATGGCGACGGCTTGCTCCTCCCCGAATGTCTCGACCAGCTTTGCCTTCGCCCAACTCCCGCCCCGGATGCCGTGCGGCCCTCCGCTCTCCCCGCCGGATGAGGGCGTGGGGAGCATCCTCGCCGCCAATGCCAGCGGTGGCGTGGCGACCTTGCCGGCGGCGTGTCTCGCCAGCCAGGATTCCTCGTCCTCGTCGCTGGTCTTGCCAGCCCTCGGAGTTGGGAACATCTTGACCGACGTTTGCAAATCAATCCCTCGCTGTTGACCGCTCGTGCGTCGAGCGACTGAGCGGCCGTTGTCGGCTACCAGGTCGCTGGCCCGGGCCCCTCGTGGGCTGCTGTCAGGCGTAGGCCAGCGATGAACGAAATCCGGCAGGCTCACCGAGTGCATGGAGTCATCAGATTGCTGCGAGGACTCCAGATTCCCCGTGTAAACATCCGCCGAGGTCGGCGCTGGGATATGCCAGGAGCCACCACCGTTTGCGGAGGTGCGGTCCGCCTGCGGCCGAAGCGGATACAACTCGCCATTCCGCGTCATACCCTGCGTCGGCCAACTCTCCGACCACAATGCCCCCATATGGTGGCCGTCTATCAGATCCCACAAGGATGCCTGGGACGTTCTCCAGGATGACGATTCTTGGTCCCACTTCCCTGATGATTCGGAGCGTATCGGGCCAGAGGTTCCGGTCATCACCGGCCCCCTTGCGGAGTCCGGCGTTTGAGTGGGGTTGGCAGGGGAAGCCAGCTGACAAGATATCCACTCGTCCACGCCAGGGTCGCCCGTCGAATGACTTGATGTCATCCCAGACGGGAGCGTCATCGAGAAATCCATCGATTTGACGCTGGCGAATGACTTGCTGGCAGTACTTGTCCCACTCGACGTAGCAGACGGTCCGGATGGGGATTCCGGCGAGTCGAAGCCCAAGTTGAAACCCACCGTATCCGGAGAAAAGGTCGAGGGTATTGAGGGGATGTGTATCCATGCCATAACGACTCCTAAGTCAGGATCAAATCTGCCGAGATCGGCTTGATCTCGTCCACCGCCAGGTCGAGTTGACTTGCCAGTTTCTCCCGCAGCTTCTCCCGCAATCTCTTGTCGATGGGAACGTCCAGTTTGCACGAGCCCAGCAATTCCACCAGGTGACAAACCCACCAGTTTCGGTCAGGAGCGCCGTGGATCCGCCATTGATAACCGCCGACGTCCACGGTGACGCGGACGGTTCGATTCGCGCCCCATTCATAAGACACGATCAACCCGCCTCGTTAACCAACCGTCCTGGGTGGCTTGCCGGGGATGGGCGTGGATCCAATCATGGCAGGGATTGCAAAGGACAACGCAATTAGCCGGGTCCGTGATCGACCCTCCCCTGGCCCGTGTCAGTCTTTCGTGAACCACCTGGCTACGTTGTCCGCATCGTTCGCAGTTGAAGATCTCGGACAGAAGCCGCTTGACCAGCGGGACTCGCTCGGTCCGGTAGAGTTTGGCCGTTTTCTTGGAGCGTTTCCTGATCACCGCAAGATCCCTTCGATGTTGTCGTCCGGTCGCCAGAGGTAATATTCGACCCAAGGACAGGATGCCAGGGCTTCTCCCCACTCGTCTTGACCTGGGAGCCAACGCCCGGAATTGCTCCATCGGCCTTTACTTAACTTCCCCTTGACCGTCTTGAGTTCGGCGAATATGACCCTCGGAGGACGTACCAGCCGGAGGTCGGGTTCTCCAGGTTCGGATCGACGGGAATCATGGGTAAATCCCACCATCCAGCCGAAGGTCCGCGCCATGTCGATCACTGTCGCCTGAAATTCTTTCTCGGTGATGGTCATGGTCTGATCTCATCGCATCGTTGGCAGAATGTGACATGAGGACCGCGAACGATCCCGGAATGACAAGCCACACAATACCGCCGCGGTTTGGCGTGAAGGAACTCGTCGTCCCATCTAGTGAAAGACGCCGTAGGCATCAACGCCGGGAATCTGGAAAGACTCGCGAGATGTTTGGAGAGATTCGCCTGGATGAGATCCCACCCTTCCGATTCGGGTTCTTCCCCGTGGCCGGTGAGATATTCCAGCGGGACTTCAATCTTGATGGAAGCATAACGTATCCGCTTGGATGTCATTAACTAATTACTAAAGGCATCACCAT